AAGAGCACTCTGGCGATGGCGTCGAGAATAGTGTCGCCGAACATGTTTCATGATACCTCGTCACGGTTCACGATGGAGTTGCCGAAGTACGCCTTCAAATACTCGCGCTGATGCCGCCGACTTCGGATGATCGGGCTCCCGTTCGGCTTGAACACGGTCGGCACCCCGCGCTTCGTTGCATCTTCCTCGAACTCCTTGGCCCGCTTCGGATGACAGGCCAGCGCGATCGACTCGACCGGCTTCACACAAGACAGTCCCGAGCCATCCCCGATCGGTTGGTCCGGGAACGCGGCCTTGAACGTCCGCTTCGAGACTTTCTTGCCGTCGATGTAGTAACGGGCCTTCTTGCCATGACCCACGATCTTGCCGATCATCTCAGGCCTCCGGTGCGTCAATCTGTTCGTAAAGGCCAGTCACCCGCATCTTCTGAAGCGTGTACGTCGTCTTTTCGGCTACCAAATCCGACAATCTTTTACTTCCTTTGCCCTTAGGCCATGGCACAGGAATAGAGAAACTTCCCATCAGGAACTGGAGCCAGCCTCGCGGTGATTCGGCTGCCTTTGGAGCGTCCTTCTTGCACCGTTTGGCCGCCTCAAGATGCACGACAACATCGTTGCCGTTGCGGATGATAGTTACGGCGGCAAAGGTCTTCACGTAGCTATCGCCGGGAAAAGCTTCGTCCAAAAGCTCTTTAACACGAGCCTCCCGACATGCTCGCTCTACTTGCTGCTCAGGTTTCATGCTGCACCCGCTGGTTGTATTTGACCGTTCGTTTCCGACGCGCCGCCCGGATTTACCCCCATCGTCTTCGCCATCATCTGCTGCATCGAGCCACGGTCCGTCGTGCCCGGCCGGGACACACGCTCGTAGGTCCGCGTCGAGTTCGCCGGCCCTTGCGGCTGCACGCCCTGGGTGGACTCGGTCTGCATCGGCGTACGTACGGTGAGGATCTCAGGCAGGTCCGGCTGATCCAGGTACGCGGCAACTTTCTGCAGAAAGATGTTGAGGTCGACCGAGATCCCCTGCTGCTGGAGCATGGGCATCATCGGCATCACGATCTGCGTCATCACCTGGTTCAAGGCGCCCATGCGCATCTGCGGCGTCTGGTGCAAGAGCGAGTACGGATCGACGCGAATGTCCAGGTCGTCGAACCGCCCCTTCTGCCGGTCCTGCGGCCCAATCTTGCGCAAGATCTGCATCTCGGGAAGGGACGGCAGAGAGAAGGTCGAGCGCATGACCTTCAACGGATCGTGCCACCAGTACCAGCACATCGAGCGCAGGCACGTGGCCACGAAATCGGTGGTGGTCTGCTGCATGTCCTGCATGGCCCGGCCGGCGTTGGCGTTCAGCATCTGATCCTGGGTCGCCGTCTTCGACTCAGTCGCGATGCCGCCGAGCATCCTGAGATTGCCGGCCTGTTGGTTGAAGATCTCCAGGGCGTTCATGAACAGCATAAAGTTCTGCTGATTCGGCCCGCCCGTGGTCTTGGTAGCGATACTTTCCGGCGAATCCGTTTTGATGATATCGCCGTCGTTCGCTTCCTGAATGCGCGAGCCGTCCTCGCTGGCGCCGCCGCGGACGAAGGTATTCTCCTTCTGGCGTTCGGCCTGGCGCATCAGTTTGCGGTAGACCTGGTTGATGAACGAGTGGAGGTCGACGAGGTCCTGGATCGGGCCTTTGGGCATTGGGTTACCCGGCACAATGCCGAAGCCGAGCATGTGGTAGGGTCCCGCCGCCGGACCGAGCCATTTCTGGGTAAGGAGAGGCTCATCGTAAGTTCCTGAGCCAGCCGCCCCAGCAAGTGAGTCATCTGCGAAAGTATACACGAGCCCGTGCCGGGGAACGTACACTTCCCAGAAGTCGCCAAAGTCTTCAAACTCCTCAGAATCGCCAGCAAGTGTCGAGCGGCCAAGCTTGCTAATTCTCTCGTCGCCTTGGGCGTTGTGGTAGGAGTCTGAAGAGGCGACGAGTTTGCCCCGGAGCTTCGTGGGGATTCGTTTGTCTTCACGCATCACCTCCAGCGGCGCGCGGAAACGATGGCCGGCGAAACCGTACTCCATGAAATCCCGGCAGTGCATGTCGAACACAAAATCGTCCAGGTCCACGCGCGACAACACCGCCTGCCCTGCCTGAGTCTGAAACGCGCGCATGGCGCTGTCCGAGGGCGTGGCCAGACACACCTTGGCGATGCCCACGGAGAAGAGAGCGTCGAGCACGATGCGCGCGAACTGGGTGCCGAGCTTCTGCCGCTCGATCTCCTGGTTGCACCAGGTCTGCATCGTGGACACGGTCGGCTTCATCGACCGGTCGAAGGTCGCGAGCATGACGCGCGGATTTTTGGCGATGAGATTGCGGCCAACGATGGAGATGTACTGCGCGATAAGATTGATGGGGACGCGCTCGGCTTTGCCTTCCGGCGACCAGTGCGAGCCGACGTAATGGCGGACAGCCTCGCGGCGCTCTTCGCGGTAGCGGCGGAGAGCGAGGCGGGCGTGCTGGCACGCTTGGCACAGACGGTCAAGGTCCAGTTCTACCTTCTTCAACCACGATCGCTTTCACCCGGCTTGAGGTGAAGGAGCCAATCCGCTGAAATAACATCTGGCTGCCTCTAATGCTCTTTCAACTGCGTCGAGCACGAACACGTCGCTCTCGTCAACGGCGCCAGGAGGAGCACTGGCGACGGCGTTTTTGATGGCGTCCTGATAGTTCAGGGTCGCGGCTTTAATTCGTTCCACCCATGCTTGCTGTGTCCATTCTGTTAGGTCCATGCTTCCTCCTGACGCTCCGCATCTTCCCGCATTTTCCGGCGCCATGCAAGGCTGCCTGTGGGAATTTCCTCTGGGCGCTTCGCCGGCGACAGGCCACCAGCCCCCTTACACATCTTATAGCACAACCCGTCCGCAATGACACGGTCGCCGTGATTCTGCCGCGCCCCCGTGGGATCGTTCTTCGAGTCGATGTTCGAGTGCTCCACCTTGCCACGGCTGTTGTAGCGAAAATTCAACGTCTCTTTCAAGGCCGGTTCCGAACGGTTGATGAATAGCCGCCCGTTCAAGGCCGCCCGATAATCCTCGAGCATGACCAGCGTGTTGTCGTCGGTCGGCACCCAACCAGGGATGTCCGACACCTTGAGCTTCACCGACAACGGCAACTCCGAACTGCGGAAGTAGATGTTCCTGAACCCCGTCTCAAGGACTTTCCCGCCGAAGCTGATGCCAGGCCCTTGCTGTTCCCAGCACAGCCGGGCCGGCTCGCCGTCCTCGCCCACAAACATCCAGCACAGCGCCACGGACACAAGCGCGAACGCTTTGGGGTCCAGGAACGCATGGGTGTACTCGGCAACCTTCTCGCCAGTGATGCGGTTGGCGATCGACAGGCAGGACGGGGTCGCCCCGGTCCCCTGCGAGATATCGGCGCCGGCCCCACACGACATGCGGGGCGGCTTGTCGTTATTCAGGTTGCACCACAGCTTCAGCGGGCCATGCAGGTAGGGGGTCAGGCCCAAAGGCCGGCCGGTCTGATGATCGTACTGAATATCGCCCTGCCAGTACGGCTCGGCGGCGTAGTCGCGCAGCAGCACGCTCACCATGGCCGGGTCGAAGAACTGACTCATCGAGCCGCGGGCGTCGATGTCCAAGTCCATCGCGATCGCCCGCGTGTTGCCGCGGCGCTCGCACTCCGCGTCGTACCACGGCGAGCGCAGGCCGGGGAACGGCCCGCCGCTTGGCGCCGGCGACATGGTGAACTTGAACTCTGCGGGGAAACTGTAGGTCTTGTCGACGACGTCGATCTGCCCCTTGTCCTGGTCGTAGCGGTACAGCCCCTGGTTGCAACTGGGATTCTGGCTCCAGTGCAAGCGGAGCTTGAGGACGTCCTGGCGCTCGGTCAATCGGTAGAACGCCGTGCCCGGACCGGTGTGGGTGGAGTTGAAGATTCGGCATTTGGTAGTGTCGGCCGTCGAATCAAGCACTTCTTGGTCCTGGTCGATGCGCGCGAACTCGTCGACGAACATGGCGGTAGCGCGCCCGCCGACACCCGCTTTCGCCGTC